AGGTTTACGTAAGGGAGAGACCATCTACATAGGGGCAGGGCAGAAACAGGGTAAGAGCGAGGTTGTGAACACACTGGCAGCACATTGTATCCGTGAGCATGGGTGGAAGGTGCTGCTGTGTAAGCCAGAGGAAGCCAACAAGAAGACTTACAAGCTTGTGTTGGGTAAGCTGGCTGGTAAGTTCTTTCACGATCCTACTAAGCCCTTCGATGCTGATGCGTATGATGCGGCAGGGGCTGTTGTAAAAGACAAGCTTATGCTTCTCAACCTATATCAGCACGTTGGGTGGGACACACTTAAAGGTGACATACGTGCAGCAGCAGCAGATGGGTGTGAGGCTGTGTTCATTGATCCTATTACCAATTTAACTAACGGAATGAGTGCAGCCGATGCTAACACTAAGCTACAGGAAATTGCTCAGGAGTTGGCAGCAATGGCTCTTGACCTCGACATTGTTATCTTCATTTTTTGCCATCTACGTAATCCAGACGCAGGGCCACCTCATGAGCGTGGTGGAGAAGTGCTGTCTAGCCAATTTGCTGGCAGCCGAGCGATGGCACGAAGCTGCAATCTTATGCTGGGACTGGAGGGAAACAGAGACCCGAATCTCTCCGCCGAAGAACGGAACATGCGAACTCTAGTTCTCCTTGAAGATCGGGAATACGGAGAATCTGGTAAGTTTCCGTTGTATTGGGACAACAACACAGGTTTATTTAACGAAATTTAATAGGTTCTGTAACAGAATCACTAGAAAGCGAGTCTATGGACATTCCTACCATTGAAGAACACTACAAGGCGAATTATCGTAAGCTTGTAAAACGTATGTACTTTCGTAGTGGCAACCCTCACATGGCTGAGGATGTTGTCCAAACAGCTTATGAACGAGCTATCAGATATAAAGAGGCAACCAATGCCCGTATCTTTGACGCTTGGTTTAGCACAGTTTTAAACAACTGCCTCCGAGATGCTCAGAACGAAGAGAAAGGCTACTCATATCAGGAAGAAGGAGAGGAAACCACTGAAGATGTTTCATGCCCTCACTACCCCACAAGGATTATGAAAGAAATCTTTGAACTTATTGATACGAAGAGTGTCATACAGCAGGAGGTGTTGGGATTGTACTTCAAAAAGCAGTATACAAACATTGATATTAGCGACACTACAGCGCATAGTCGAGGGAATATCAGACAGATTATCAGCCGATTCAGGCAGGAACTGAAGGAATTGTATGGGTGATCGGATGAAACGTGTAGCTCTATCCAAGGTTACATACGACGGAAAGGATATGTTCTATGTTAAATGCACACCTGTTGAGTTCTTAATCCTAGTAGGCTTAGGCGCTGTAGCTTTGAATGTGACGGATGTATCTCGATCTCAGCACTATAAAGCAGTGGGCGGGATGCGTAGTTGTTATTATTGGATTCTAGCTTCTGCTAAGTTCAGAGAAACATGGAAGGATTTCAATGAAGGTAGGTCTATTCGATCTTGAGGCTAATGGCTTCTTGAACCAAGCTACGATAGTACATTGCGGTGTGGTTAAGGTGTTAGGAGGCGCTCTCAAGAAGTTTAGACCACATCAGGTACAGGAGCTGCTGGATTACTTAGACACATTCGATGTTCTAATTGCTCACAACGGCCTTGGTTATGACTGGCCTCTATTGAAGAAACTACACGGATACGAGTATAAGGGTAAGAAAGTTGATTCTCTTGTGATGAGTCGGCTATTAAATCCTAAGCGCCTCGTCCCGTTCATGTGTCCCAATAAGAAGTGTGGCCCACATAGTATTGAGGCTTGGGGTTGGCGAGTTGGTCGGGGTAAGCCCGAGCATAACGATTGGGAGAATTTCTCAGAAGATATGCTGCATCGTTGCTCTGAGGATACAGAAATCCTAGAGATGGTATATGACGCTCTTCTCTTAGAAGCAAGCAAGGGCAAATGGAGACAAGCATTCTTGTTATCCTTTGAACTGTTTGAAAATCTTCAAAAGCAAGAAGAATATGGATGGCTTGTAAACCGTCCGCACATGGAAGCTTGCATCAAGCAGCTTACCAGATGGATTGATAAGATTGACGCGGTAATTGTGCCTCGTCTGCCTATGATTCTTGAGGTGAATGAAACAAAGAAAGATGGTGTATATGGGTATGTTAAAAAACCCTTCCTCAAAAGTGGGAAGTATTCTGACAGTGTGCTCACTTGGTATGCTGGTGGTGATTACGCTCCTAACAGCACCTGTGTTGCTGGTCCTTTTAGCCGAATTGGTTTCCGCCGTACGGACTTAAACTCAGGTGCTGAGACTAAAGATTATCTCTTATCAATGGGCTGGGAGCCCTTAGAATGGAATACAAATGATGATGCAGAGCGAACAAGCCCTAAACTCTCTAAAGATGACCCTTTTGAGGGACTTACAGACAGGGTTGGCAGTCTTGTTGCAAAGCGAGTCCAATGCCGACAGCGCAGAGGAATTATTGAGGGCTTGTTGCTACTCATTCGAGAAGATGGGCGAATTGCAAGTGTCATTAATACACTGGCAGTTACTGGACGAGCAACTCATAGAGGAATCGTCAACATTCCAGCAGCAGGAAAATCCTTCTACGGAAAGTCCATGCGCCGAATATTTCAAGCAGACGCTAAGAGAGGCAAGCTTCTCGTAGGCACTGATTCAGACAGTTGTCAGATTCGTATGCTTGCAGCCCGTATGGGTGATGAGGTGTACACAGACTCGATTGTAAACGGAGATAAGAAGAAAGGTACTGATAATCACAGCTTAACACAAAGAGCCGTAGGACTAGAATCCAGAGACATTGCTAAGAATGTTATTTATTGTTTAATGTTTGGAGGTGGAGATCCTAAGCTGGGAAGGACAGCAAGACAAGTGGGTAATGGACGAGCCATCCGCGACAAGCTCTACAAAGGGCTAAATGGACTTGAGGAGCTAGTGGAAAGCTTGAAAGTCGTATGGAAGAAAACAGCTAAAAGGAGAATGAATGAAAAGTTCAACCGCATGGAATATTATAATGGATTCATCACAGGGCTTGATGGCCGACCTATTCTGGTCCCATCCGAGCATCAGCTTCTGGTCTACTTATTGCAATCTGATGAAGCGATAATGATGAGCAGGGCTTACAACCTAGCATGGGAGCGGTTGTCAGCTAAGTATGAATATCCCCGACAGTTTGGGATTGTGTGCTTCTACCATGATGAGTTTACGGTGGAATGTGATGCAGACATTGCTGAGGATGTAAAGAAAATCTCTGAGCAGTGTATCGTAGATGCAGGGCTCTACTACAAAATTAACTGCCCCCACAAAGGTGAGGGTAAGATCGGTGCCAATTGGTACTCAATTCATTAAGGAATAAATAATATGGCTTTCAACGCAAAACAAGCTGGTGGTGGTAATGACAAAGCAGCGCAATCTGTAATTGAACCCGGTAGTTATCCAGCCCGTCTGGTACAGCTTCTGGACATTGGCCTACAGCCACAACGACCCTTTCAAGGCACCCCTAAGCCTCCTATGCAGGAGATTCACCTGACATACGAACTTGTCGATGTGTTCATGGCGGATGACGATGGCAACGATATTGAAGATAAGCCCCGTTGGGTTAGTGAGACAATTCCGTTTCACAATCTGAAAGCAGATAAGGCAAAGAGCACTCAACGCTATAATGCCTTCGATCCCAAGGGTGATTACGACGGTGACTTCACTAAGGCTCTTGGTGATCCTATCAACGTGGTGCTGGTTAACAATGTTGTGGGTGACAAAACCTACACCAATGTAGCCGGGCTATCACCAATGCGCCCCAAGGAGGCAGGCAAGTGTCCTGAGCTTAAGAACCCAATGAGTGTGTTCAGCTTGGATGAGCCTGACATGGCTGTGTATGCCAAGCTGCCTAAGTGGATTCAGGAGAAGATTGGCAAGAACCTGAATTTCAAGGGTAGCCCTCTGGATAAGGCTCTCAATGGCGGTGGTAAAGCAGCAAAGCCTGCTAAGGAAGAACCTGCTGATGAACAAGGGGATGACGATAACTCCCCTTATTGATGCTGACATTTTCCTATACGAAATAGGATTTGGCGTAGAAGCAGGCTGGCGTAAAGACGGTAAGGAGGGCCAGCCTCCTTTTGATTATGCAATACGTATGCTTGAGGAGCGTATTGCTAATATATGTGCAATGGTGGAGGCTACAGAACCCCCGGTTCTATATCTAACAGGGAAAGGCAACTTTCGTTTTGATATTGCTAAACGCACACCCTACAAGGTGAGGCTAGGCAATAAACCTTACCACTATGCTAATTTAAAAGCTTATATAAAGGGAATGTATGATTACAGAGAGAGCAGCGGCATGGAAGCCGACGATCTTATGTCCATTGACCAAACCGCCAACCCTGAAAATACGATCATTTGTTCTAGAGACAAAGACCTCAAAGCTGTCCCCGGATGGCACTATGGCTGGGAGCTCGGGAATCAGCCCTCATTCGGGCCTCTGCTGGTTGACACAGTTGGAAAGGTTTGGCTGAATGACAAACGAAAGATTGTTGGATACGGGGCAGCATTCTTCTATTCACAGTGCCTCACGGGGGATGACGTTGACTCTATTCCCGGCTTGGGAGGCCGAACTGGCTCGGTTAAAGCATTTAAGATACTCGATGGGGCTACGTCAGACAGAGAACTATTTGAACGAGTTAGCGGAGCTTACCGACAGGTATATGAAGACAGGGGTGATGCTGAACTACTCGAACAAGGACGGCTCCTCCATATGACCCGTAGGCTCCATCTAGACGGTAGTCCTGTATTGTGGGAGCTACCCGATGGCATCTGAAAAGACACGTAACGGAGGTGAATGGACAGAAGCTAGATATAACAGCTTTGTCAAAGGAGGCTTACGTAGCATCAGCCAGCGATGGCCTCCTCGCTATGCCAGCCTAAATACCGCCTGCATAGGGCAGCGTATTAATGCTAAGACAGGGAGGTGGGCCAAGCACTACGTATGTGCTGCTTGTGAAGCGGCCTTCCCTGCTAAGGACGTTCAAGTCGATCATATAGTTCCCGTAGGTAAGTTTGAGACATGGGATAAGGTGATTGAAAATATGTTCTGTGAAGGGCACAACCTACAGGTGTTGTGCAAAGATTGCCATAATGTAAAAACACAATTAGAAAGAAACAATGAACGCAAATAACGAATACAAAGGCTTCTCCCTGTTTAACGATATTGAGGATGATGTTCTCCGTATCCGCAATCGTGCTGTAGTGTTGGCTAACCTAGCAGAAGATAATACAGAGAATATGAAAATCAGTATGAAGGGAGCCAGCCTCATCTTTGGCTACTTCAGTAAGGTTCCTCCTCACGAGAAGTTTGCTGTTCAACAGAAGTTTGAAGAGCAGATGAAGGGCCGGGGCTTTAAGGTTCCTCTGTAATATGAGCGCCCTCGACATACAAGAAGGGGGCGGCCACTACAAAGGCCGTGCTATTCAGCCTATCGAGTATATTGCTGCTAATCACCTGAACTTCTGTGAAGGAAGTATTGTAAAATACATCACCCGTTGGCGAGACAAAGGTGGTGAGCAAGACCTGTTAAAGATTAAGCACTATGTAGACCTGCTTATCGAACTAGAAAGGAAGTATCCTCGTGAAAATAGCTGATATAGAAGTTTCCCCTATCCACCCTAAACGATGGGGTGATGATCTTGATGTAGTAGATGCGGCTCGTGCCAGTATGGGGAAGAACAGTGAATGGGAGAATGATGTTGAGCGTGAACTGCTCATTGAGAGTTTGACTGATGGATGTGTATACGAGGTTCAAGACCCCGGATTTGTAGGGGTGTTGTCTAAGAAAGATGTTGGCCTAATCCAGTATTTAGCTAAACACAAGCACCTGAGTCCATTCAATCACTCCTTCCTCAAATTCTACATCAAAGCTCCTGTATTCGTAGCAAGGCAGCTTGTCAAGCACAAGTTCATGCCTTGGAATGAAATCAGCAGGCGGTATGTAGACACCGAGCCTGAATTTTATTTCCCTGACAATTGGCGGGTGAGGGCAGAGAACATCAAGCAAGGCAGCTTGGACGAGCGCAATGAGGCTATGTATCTCGTAGAAGACGATGACATAGGCATCTACCCTAGCACGGATGAGTGGGCGCATATGTGCGTAGATGACGCACTGAGGCAGTATAACCAAATGCTTGCCAAGAATGTGCCTCCTGAACAGGCTCGTATGATTCTGCCTCAGAACATGATGTGTGAGTGGAGGTGGTCTGGTACGCTAGGTGCTTTCCTTGACATGCTTGTATTGCGGCTTGATCCCCATACACAGAAAGAAAGCCGAGATGTAGCTAATCTAATTGCAATGCACGTCCAACGTGCATTTCCAGTAAGTTTTGATGCAAGGATCAATAAATGAAGATAATGGTTATACCAGACACCCAAGCAAAGCCGGGTGATGATTTCACTTTTCTCGAACATATTGGAAAGTATATGTGTGAGAAGAAGCCCGATGTTGTTATTCATTTGGGTGATTTAGCAGACATGCAGTCGCTATCATCATACGATGTAGGCAAGAAAAGCTTTGAAGGCAGGCGATATACGAAAGACATTGAAGCTGCACATGATGCTCAATGGGCTCTTATGGCCCCTCTACGGAATCTTCAACTGCATCAACGTGGCTATAAGAAGAAAGTCTATACCCCCCGAACAATCATCCTGTTAGGAAACCATGAAGACCGTATTAACCGCGCTGTCAACAATGACCCGAAGCTTGATGGGCTGTTGTCAACTGATGATTTACGCTATGCAGATTATTTCGATGAAGTGCATAAGTTTCTTGAAGTTGTGGTGATTGAGGGCATTGCCTTCTCTCACTACTTCACTACAGGCCAGATGGGACGCCCTGCAAGCTCTGCACAGGCTCAGTTGAACAAGAAGCATATGTCTTGCATTGCAGGGCACCAGCAGGGCTTACAGATCGCTACAGCCCATAGGGCAGACGGTAGACGGCTTACCAGCATCATTTCTGGAAGCTGCTACGAGCATGACGAAGAATATCTCGGTGCTCAGGGTAATCAGCATTGGCGGGGGTTGCTGATGTTGCATGAAGTGGTGGATGGTCAATTTGATCTAATGCCAGTTTCTTTGAACTATTTGAAAGGTAAATATGCGTAATAATATTTCATGGGAGACAGTAATGCTCCCCAACGGTGTATGGGAATGCTACACGTTCGATCTAGACGATGGCGCAATCAACTACGAGGATTACACTGGAGTAGGCTTGAGTGCTGGCGAAGCCCATACCGACTGGCTTGAATCAAATAACATCGTAGAAGTAGCAAGTATCGGCTACCAGTACAAAGGCTTTTAATGGACAATCATAACCAATCGAAAGTGTAATATGATTTTTGACATCATCATGATCTATCTGTTCGTGGGGGTGTCTGTTACCTTAGAGTCGCTCTATCGTATCGGACGCCTCCTTCTTACAGATGACGAGCCTGCCAGAGAGTATCGTAATAACTGGAAAGAGATTGTGGCTGATTGCAAGATGCCCGTCTCACTCGCCCTCTTCTTGACTATTGTAATCGGTGTATTGCAAATTGCCCTCCGTATCATTCTCTGGCCTGTCACCGTGGTCGCACTCTATATAAAATATAACAAGGATTAAATGCAAGAATTTAGAACGCAATTTGGATTGAATATCTTCCGACAGAAATACGCACAAGGTATTGATGACACATGGGCCAAGCTGGCTAAGCGGCTGGTAGAGGATGTATGTGGCACACGGTGGGGCACCCAGCCAGCCCTGATGAGAGAGGATGAACGTATTGAACTTGAGGGATATATTCGAAATCAGATGTTCATGCCCGGTGGCCGCTACTTGTACTATGCTGGCCGGGAGTTTAAGGGATACAACAATTGCTACTTGCTCCGTGCTGAAGAAGATACACGGGAAGAGTGGAGCTCATTAACATGGCGGGCTATGTCCTGTCTTATGACTGGAGGCGGAATTGGAGCAGACTACTCAAGACTTAGAGAAAAAGGGGCGATTCTCGGACGAACAGGAGGCACTGCTTCTGGACCTATACCTCTTATGCACACGCTTAATGAAGTCGGACGTAATGTTATGCAAGGTGGGTCCAGACGGTCAGCGATCTATGCGAGCCTCAATTGGAAACATCCAGATATCCATGACTTCCTTGGAGTAAAGAACTGGTCAGACGACATTAAAGCAGCAAAGCTAAAAGACTTTAATGCTCCTGCTCCCCTTGATATGACTAACATCAGCGTTAACTACGATGATGCTTCTCTCATTGGGGGTTTGGAGAATAACGAAGTGTTCCGTAAGAATGTACGGCAAGCACTGGAGACAGGTGAGCCGGGCTTCTCTTTCAACTTTGGCAAGTATGAGAATGAAACCCTGCGTAATGCTTGTACAGAGGTTACATCAGAAGATGATTCAGATGTATGTAATCTAGGCAGTGTCAACATGGCTAACATCCCTAACATCCAAGTGATGCGTAGGGTGGTGGAGTTGGGTTCTAAGTTTCTGGTATGTGGTACGCTACGTGCTGACCTCCCATACGCTAAGGTGTATGAAGTGAGAGAGAAGAATCGTAGGCTTGGTCTTGGTTTGATGGGTATGCATGAGTGGCTCTTGAAGAAAGGTCATGACTACGAGGTTGTTCCTGAGCTTCACGAGTGGCTCGATATTTACGAAAAGGAGAGTGAAGATGCGGCAAACAAGCATTGCGAATATCTCGGTATTAGCCGCCCGGTCGCATACCGTGCTATCGCACCTACAGGCTCAATTGGTATTCTTGCAGGCACTACAACAGGGATCGAACCGCTCTTTGCAGTTGCTTATAAACGACGTTTCCTTACTGAAGGAACTAAGTGGAAGTATCAATATGTTATTGACGGAACCGCCCGAACCCTTATTGATAACTATGGTGTCGATCCAGAGAGTATCTCTACCGCCCTCGTCCTAAGTGAGAACTATGAGCAACGAATCAAATTCCAATACGACGTACAACGTTATGTTGACATGTCGATTAGCTCCACTATCAATCTCCCAGCATGGGGTTCAGACGGAAATAACGCCCGAAACGTTGACAGCTTTACTAGCTGCCTTGCAAAGTACGCTCCAGGATTACGTGGATTTACTTGCTATCCGGATGGAAGTCGAGGAGGTCAACCACTTACAGTCGTACCATATGGGGATGCACTAGCCCATAAGGATGTTGTGTATGATGAGGTTGATGTGTGTGACATTACTGGTAAAGGTGGCTCCTGTGGAGCATAAGGATTAATATGAAATATTCAATTGAGAGTGGTACATACAAAATAGCCACTAGCCCTGATG